GCCGTTTCAAAATCATGTACACAACGCATAGCCCATTGCCGGCTATACTCAAGCCGGCAACCGACACACTGACCACACGGAACATAAATTGTCTCCGGGAGTCTACCAAGTGGACGCCACGCATTACCATAATTTGCTGTTAACGAACGTTTACCGGTATCTTTATTTATATCCTTACTATACCACATGGGAATGGGATGGTAACACGGCATAATGAATCAACTCCAAGAGAATCACAACTAGCGCTACATTCTAAAACCGCCGCGCATGGGGATAGGGCGCTTATTTTTCGGATTAACTGTCATTCCGCGGCGGAAGTTTTTATTACTCTTTTTTTTACTCATTTTTTGTCGTTTCATACAACATCAACTCCTTATAAAAAAACATCCAATATACTAATCACTAAGGAGACAACTAAAATAACTAGTACAAGCCAACAAAACAACGCGACCGGAGTACCAACTTTCATTCTTCATCATCTCCTTTCATGATTTCCAGGAAATACTTAGACCGCTGTTCATCAGACAAGTCATCAACCGACAGCGCATCAAAAACGCGCATCAAACGCAATGCGATCCTCAAATGCTTATACTCATCATCTGAACAATAAATACTACGAGTTTTTCTCATATCTATCACCTCTGTTAGTATTTTAACAGATATCTAATAGAATATCAATAGAAAAGGATGATAGGCTAAACGCCAAAGTACGTCACCGTTCCACTAATACGAGAGTAGAACAATTTCATCAGGGCAATCAAGGAAAAGCCGAGATCACTTAAAAATCTGCGTGACAAGGCCAAACGGGGAAGCATCAACAAGACCTTTCGCATTGCCAAGAATGCGACCCAAATATTCATAAGGGCCTTGCGGAGTAACGCCAGAATAGCGATTCTGAATTTGATACTGTTTCAGATCTATCTGAGCACGCACACGATTTACAAACTTTAGCGCATTATCTTCAGTCTGACCTTTAGCTTGCAAATACTCGACGAGCGATCGAGCGCTAAGTTCACCCTGCACATACTTTTCGGTCATCATTTTAACCTGGTTTAAACTCGTTTCAGAATCAATTCGTAAAATTTCATGTACATTTTTTTCGATATCGCTATCAATTTTCGCGATTTCATGCGGCAGTAAAGCATTAATCCGATTTGTCTGCGCTCCCAGATTTGCGGTTGTCGCATTCGCGACATCGGTCTGTGGGCCGCTAATATACCGAGCTTCAGCATTATATTTATCAATCTCAGACTGTGCTTTTGCGGTGCCGACGCCTTTTGTAAAATCAGCGCTAGCTTGTAAACTATTCGCATCAGCAAGTAGCTGCACTAACTGAGTCTCCAACATAGCCTTTTTGTAATCTGCCTCTGTTGATGCAGCACGGCCTTCTTGTGTCTTTTTATATGTATCTGCACTAAGATTCAAATTTTGCTGTTCCAAGTTTTTTTCTTGCTGCTGTTGAATCTTTCGATTTGTCTTCGCAGAATACATACCAGACATCGCATTAATACCATTAGACACATCAGAACCATAACCGGTATACGCCGATGAGCTATAAGATGGTGTACTAGCACCGTTGCCACCCATAGCGGATAACATCGGATTTAAGCCAGCTTTGCGTAAATCATCAACCTCGCGCTGATGCGCAGTATCAGACATACGCTCTTGCCAAGCCATTTGCTCACGAGACATTGCAGCTTGAGCATTAGCCGATTTATTACTCGACCAAATGCCGAGTGCAGCGCCAGCAATCGACGATAAGAAACTCATATATCATCAACTCCTTTTAGAAGTGATCAAGCATGCCGGGGACGCCGTAAACCGGCATCGGGCGAGCACATTTTAAATCTAAATACGCATCAAGATAAAACTGGGGTTCAGACTGTACCGCGCTAATACGCTTAATAGCTTGATAGCTGGCCTGATCTTGGATAAACTCACCATTGAGAGCGGGAAGCTCATCGAATTTTTGCGCAAAATGCCATACATCAACAGACTGATCATATGTTGAACGCATCTTACCAGTAATGATAGACGGATGATAGCGGCATTCAGCATACCGTTCTTGATAGCCGAAAACCTGGTCATCGCTCTCGGTACCCTGCGCATAAATTTCTTTGTTAAGAACAGCCTGCTCGCCAAGATGAGCAAAAGTGGGCCAATAAAATTCTTCGCGAGTTTGTCTAAGCCAGGTTTTGTTAATACCCTGCTGATAACTCAAATCAGTACGAACATTACATAAGCCGATCACAATGCCATGCTCTGTGAATGATTTATTGAATCCATGAACACGCGTATTCATTAAAGCATACGCAGACAAATTACCTTGAGGGGAAGTTGCATCTGTAGACGATGTCTGCTGAACGGGATTAAACATAATGGGTGTTGAATCACCGCCAAGATACTCACTACGTTGCAACCGAGCATCAGGTGAAATAATACCAAAATGCGAGCGAATAATTTCAGTATATCGAGTACCACCACGAGCATCTTTTTCGTAAAAACGTTGAAGCGCAAACGCAGACCGCAAACTGTTGATTGTAATCGCAGTTGCACTAGACAAATCAACCATAGCTTTTGTAGCATCAGCAGTCAAAGAATGACTAAAAGACACTGTATCGGCCGATAAACCAGAGACAGGGACAGTAGCTTGATATGCAAGTGAATGACTAGAACCTGAACCAGTTGCAACTACTATACCCTGACGAAGAGAATCGGAAACGACGATAGCATCAGGACCAACAGTACCAGAAATCGGCAAAGAGCCGGAAACAGAAGCAGTTTGGCCAAGCGGCAATTCTACGCCAGGGCCTTTTTGTGGCCACGGCAAGGCGCTTGTGAAATAATCATGACGCTTGCCGCGGTAAAAACACTGTGCCGTTGTAACATCATGCGTAGCATCACCGCCATAAACGTCGTCTTCAGAAGAAGTCGAAGAAAGCGGCGCACCGGTCTGAATAGACACAACGTTCTGCAAATTTTCATCGCGAAACCAATCATTATAAATTTTCCAGTACGCACGAAATGGAAACGCACTTACACTAAGCTTATTTTTCACATCAGTCGGAAAACCAAAATAATCCCACAAGGTTTGTACCTGTGCATCCGTGGCTGTCGCCTGAGGTACTTCATACTCTGTGCTTTGGTAACCTGCTAACAGATTTTCACCATTAAATTCTTTCCAATGCTTCCAAAGAAGGCGATATGGAACGAAAAAGAAAAAAGTATCCATATAAGCATTGTCCATAGACGGAACGATCGGCGTGGCCATTCGTCCAAAAAGAGTCGCCTTACAATTGAAAGTATCACCGGGGTAGACTTCATCAATATAAAACGGAACAAGTCGGCCTGCATCCAGTGTAGTTTTTACTGTGTGCGACCGCTTAAAGGAAGACCGTGGAACTTGATTTTGCGGACTTATAGCAAAGTTATGCTGAGTAGCTCTTCTTGACATTTTTATACATCTCCTAACACCTGTATCTAGGACACCATTCTAACATCGGTGTCAGTCGTACCAGTTACATCCAGTTACATCCAGTACGCACGAAATGGAAACGCACTTACACTAAGCTTATTTTTCACATCAGTCGGAAAACCAAAATAATCCCACAAGGTTTGTACCTGTGCATCCGTGGCTGTCGCCTGAGGTACTTCATACTCTGTGCTTTGGTAACCTGCTAACAGATTTTCACCATTAAATTCTTTCCAATGCTTCCAAAGAAGGCGATATGGAACGAAAAAGAAAAAAGTATCCATATAAGCATTGTCCATAGACGGAACGATCGGCGTGGCCATTCGTCCAAAAAGAGTCGCCTTACAATTGAAAGTATCACCGGGGTAGACTTCATCAATATAAAACGGAACAAGTCGGCCTGCATCCAGTGTAGTTTTTACTGTGTGCGACCGCTTAAAGGAAGACCGTGGAACTTGATTTTGCGGACTTATAGCAAAGTTATGCTGAGTAGCTCTTCTTGACATTTTTATACATCTCCTAACACCTGTATCTAGGACACCATTCTAACATCGGTGTCAGTCGTACCAGTTACATCCAGTTAATCAAGTGAAACTGGTACGACCTGAAAACAAAAGTGACAACCATGCGGTTTTTCAGCTTTTCTGAGAAAAAGTGACATTTATTGACAAAATGCTTATTCATTGGCTTTATCGCCTACATTATTATCCGTATTTCCCGTATGATTATCAGACTTAATAACGGTCTTAGTAGCAAGACCCATAGCAACAAGGTCATCTGAATTCTCCGGATTATCGGCAAACTCCAAAAAAGCGGCCGGATCGTAATTAAAGCGCTTACGAACGTCCAGGGGCAAATTGTCAAAGTTATTTTTAGCATCTATCATACGATTGTACATTTCTTGCGCATTATCCGGAAGTGACGCAAAATCACCGAAGACAGGCTGCGCAGGCTGGCCATCACCATGAAACGTAGGCATAACACCGGAAGAATCGTACATTGAAACGATATAATTAATATCTGCTTCGTCCTTAAACTGCTGCTGCGTCATGGAAGGGACAGACGATTTCCAGCCTTCACGAGTACCAGCATTATATCTAGAGCGTATCTCCATTAGCTTCGCTCCTTTCAACATTAGCACACTGCATGGCATGGCAGATAAAAGAAGGCATATCATAAGGCCTAAGAACACCCTTTTCATCATCAAAATCTCCTAGACAATACAAGTGGAAATCGCCGAGATGCTGACTAACAAGACTCCGACTATCGTTACACAAATCACTAAAAGAACGGCTAGCAACCAGGTCATTTTGGGCAAAGTACGGCGTATTAAAACACTGTGCCTTATCATCCAAGATTGAATAAACTATAATGGGCCTGTGAATTCAGACCAGTACTGAAAATTTTAAGAGTGCATGATATAGTATTAAGTAACGAAAATTGGAGGATGCTATCATGCCAAGAAAAAAGTACACTTCTGAATTTAAGA